TTGTCGCCGTAGGCAGCGTCAACAACCACGCTGAGCTCGACGAGCCGCGCGGCAGTGACAGTGCGTTCAGTGCGTCGCGGGTTCCACTCGTCGCGATCGACGTAGAAACCAAACGACATTTCGCCGCTCAAGTCGCCGCGCTCGAGCATCGCACGCACGTCGTTTCCGACGCTTGTCTCGGCGAGATCCGCGGTAAAGCGCAGTCCGCTCGCAGTGTCGTTGAGCGTGAGCGTGCCGCTGCGCGTGCGAGCGAGCAACGCGCTCGCGTTGTGGTTGAAGAGCAGTTTGATGTCAGCGCCCGCCAGGTCGCCGAATGCGCCGCGGGTGATTCGCTCACGGAACTGCGGGTTGAACGGCTCGGAGATCTCACGCGACCACTTGCCGTATGGAATCGCGAGGCCCGACAGCGTGCGGCCCGCTGGTGCACCGATGGTGACGCTGCGACGTTCAAGCGAAGTCATTGATATCCCCTGCGCTTGTGTCTTCGCCGATGTTGGTTTGACCGCCACCCGTGCCCATGTTCTTCGCGATGATGGGCTCGTCGAGCCCGTCGAGCGGAGCGAGGTTCAGCCAATCACGCGCTTCGTTGCGCGTGATGATTCCCGATTCGACACCAGTGCGGAGCGCTGCGAATTGTTCGGCGAGCGGTGGTTGTGAAATGCTGTCTGCGTCAAACGATGCCGTGCCAAACGGCGCAAGTTTCGCCACGATTTCAGAAGACCACGACGCAAACCAGTGAGCTAGGCAAGAGTCTACGTAACGACGTGATGTCCATTCCATCGTGCCGTACGCGCCGCTCATTCCGCTTTGCTCGCTCAAATATGCAGCAGGAACACCGTAAATACGTGATACGTCTTCGATGCTATAGCGCCGCGCATTCGCGATACCTGAATCGTCAAGCGTGCTGCTAATACGCTCGACTTTCATACCCTCAGAAAGCACCAGTGGCTTGCCCGCGTTGGCGGCGCCCGCGTGGTGCTTCATGTAGTCCTCGAGCACCATTTGGCGCGCAGGCGCGCCCATCGGCCCGGGCGACACGATGGCAATTTTGGGATTGCCTGCGTTCTTCATCACTTCCAGTTGCGCTTGCTCTTGCGAAGCAAGAACACTTAACGACGTGCGGCAAAGTCGCACTGGCGACTCTCCCCACAACCCGTCAAGCCCGATGGCTCGCAGGTGAAGCATCGAGGACATCGGCACGTCACCGTACAGCCGCGTTTTGTAGATCGGCTCAGGCTTCGTGAGATCAAGCGACACGCTTTCGATGTCGAGCGGCAACAACTCAAGCAACTCGCCACCGAGCGTGCGGTTGATCACGGCAAACGCGTTGCCGTATAGCAGCGCTTGCATCGTGAGCGAACGGCGAAACTCAAATCCATTCTGCCAGCGGTTCGGTTGCTGCAACAACGCGTTTGCAGTGCGCTCGCTCACGTCGAGCGGCACACGTGCCACGTCGTTGGCGATGAGCGATGCCGCGCGGTAAACGGGCGTATACGCGAGTGCCGTGCCTGGCGTGATCGTGGGCATACCCACCGAGTCGAAACTCGTGGGAAGGAGAACGCCGTGCGTTCCCCAGTGGCCGAGCCATCGTTGCAACAGTCCACGCAGCATGTGCGTATTTGGTGGGCTGCGATCGCGCGGGATTGCACCTAAACGCTATTGTTTGAAATATTCTTCGGCTTCCTCGTCGTACACGCTGCGCTTCGCGCCGCCCCACACGTGCGCGGCAATAATGGACGCCACGAGCGGATCAATCGCGCAAAATTCCCGCGACTTAATCGGCCGGATGTTTCCGTTCTGATCGCGCTTGGCGTGCGCATCGGCACACGCGCGGCGCAAGATTGGATCATCACCGATCACTAGGCGCGAGCCCGCCCATAGGTTTTGGAATAGGTTGCATCCGGGCCCGAAGGTGGCGATGCCCATCCGGTACACCACGAGCGGCACGCCGTCGGCTTGCAGTTGTTCGGCCAAGTACTTCGAGCCCCACGCGTCGTAGCCGACGGCCTTAACGTCAAACTCGTCGCGCAGGGCGAGGATTTGCGCCCGCACCGAGTCGTAATCAATCTCGCGCCCTGGCGTGAGCGTGATCTTGCCATCGGAAGCCCACGCGCGGATCGGGTAGCGGTAGTCCAGTTCACGCTGCGCGACGTCGGCCCGAGGCCACCAGTAGTGACCGCGCAGCGCCACGCGGCCATTGTCAAGCGGCACTGCCACAACCATAGCCGTCATATCGAGCGACTTGGAAAGATCGAGGCCCACCCACGCGGGCTTTCCTTTCAGCGCTTCCCAGTCAATGCGCTGCCCGCCCGGCCACAGCGACATATCAAGCCAGCCGCCCGTGTTCTCGTCACACCTAGCGGCGTGGTACCTGGCAAATTCGCCGCGCCCCATCGCGCTGCGCTTCATCGTGTTCCACGATCGCTTCAGGCTCACAAGGTCGGGTTGGCCGTGCTCGAGGCCAGGGTTAGCCTTCACCCACGTTGACTCATCCTCGAGCGGGTCGGTGGGATCGAGCCCGTACAGCATCGGCAACACCGTGTCATCGTCAAGTTCGCCGGACAGGATTGCTTCGCCCTGTTTGACGAGTTCGGCGTAGTGGTTCTCGGGGTTGCTGCCGGGGGTGGTGATGATTACGCCGGTGGATTCGCGGCGCTTGGCGCCGGTGGTTAACAACTTGGTCAAGAACCGGCCCTTGAACTCGGCCGCCTCATCAGCGATCCAAAGCGATGGATTCAAGCCGTCAAGCGATCGCTCAAGCGCTGGCAGTGCGGTCATTTGACAATCCTGCTCAAGGCGCAGCACGGCATGTGCTCGGGCGATCAGCGTGGGGTCACCGAGGCGCTGCGCCATGGTGCGGGCGGTGTCCAGGCAGATTTCTGCCTGCTCTTCGTTGTTGGCGATGACGTGCACGCGGCGGCCCTCGCCCGCGAGAAGGTCAAAAAGCGCAAGCCCGGCCATCAGCGTGGTCTTGCCGTTGCCGCGGGCAACCTGCACCATCGCGAGTCGGCAACGCCGACGGCCGTCGGGTAGACGCCAACCGACGATGTTGGCAAGTACCCACAGTTGCCACGGGTGCAGCTCGAAGGGCTTGCCGGAATCTTCGCCGACCAGGTTGAGCGAGCGGAAGTGTTCGGCGACGCGCTCGACGTCAGGCCACGACATCACCAGGTCGGCGCGCTCCAGGTCGCGCCGGAAGCGCTGCGCCGCGGCGTAGACCCAACGTCCGGCCGGCGTACGGCCGTCAATGACGGCATTGACGTAGGCAAGCACCGCAGTACGCGTACAAGTTACGTCCGAGGCGGTGTGATTCCCTAGGGGCGACCGTCTCATAAAAATGACCCCCCCCACGTCAGGATAAAATGTGGATAACTTGTGGACATGTGGATAACTTGTGGATAACTCCAAAAATGGACGTGGATAACTTGTGCATAACTATTTTGGGACGCACCTAGCAGTTATCAGACGTTTGTAGAGTTATGGTGCTCTTTGTGGCAGCGCTTGCACAGCGTTTCGAGGTTGCTCCAATCGTTCCATCGGTGTGGCGCGTGAGCACGCTGCACGATGTGGTGCACTTCCTCGCCGGCGAGCCCGCATCGGTTGCACGCAGGGTGATGCATAAGCCAGTGGCGCCGAATGCGCTGCCAGTTGCCACCACTAAACCCTGCGACATGGTCGGCCTCAAAGCGCCTCGCGTTGGGAATCGTCGGCCGCGGGTTGAATACGGGTATTCCCACGTTGGTATTCCTCCACGAATCGGGGCAGGTCATCTAAGCGGATCATCAGCAGCCACGGGCGATGGCTCGAGCGCATCAGCACGGCGCACGTCTTCTTCCCACGGCTATCGGTAAGCGCCTGGTCGAGGAACGCGTAGGGGTTCAGGCGCTCCACACGCTTTACTTCCCACCAAACGTCCATTCGGTCGCACACGACGTCGGGGTCTTTGTGCCCTCCAAAGCGGTTCGCGTACTGGGTGACCCTGCGACAGTCGATACCGACCCTCGCCAGTACCTCGCAAGCCTCTAGTTCGCCCCTCTTACCTTTCTCGCGGCTCGATCGTGACATATCCACAGGATATCCACATTTAGCAGCGATGTCTACTGTTCATTTGTCGTACCCCTGACCGACATCAAGCCCCTATCAGGCTTGATTGTCGTTGTACTCTTTATATAGGCAACCACAATTATGATTCCTGATTATCAACCCTGACAAGCACCTTGCGACGGTTGCCAGCCTTGCCTGTGTCTTGCGCGACTTCCTTGACTTTGTTCGTCCTAATCGCCTCATCCGCCAGCCAGCGAGCGTGCGACTGGGTCACGCCCATCTCTTGCGCCTTCACGGTCAGCACCGTCTTGCTGCTCGTGTTGTCAACGACTTCGCGCACGAACTCATCCACGGTCATGGGCTGCGCCTTGCCTTTCTGCGCGGCCTTCTTGGGCGTCCAAAGGTCTTCTAGGTTCAAACTAGGGTCAACCGTGACGAACGGTGGGTTTAGGCGCAGCCCCACGGCCATCGGCCGGCGGCTCGATCGGCACTCACCGCGCAGCACCACGCAACCCTCCTCCATGTGCCGCAGGAACGCCAGGTGCGTGTCCGTCGCCCTGGCGATGGCCCCAGCGCCCGAGCCGACATCGGTGGTCGCCTTATTCGACTGGTCGCCCTTCGAGCTGTGGTGCACGTTGATGATGGCAGCGCCGCTGAACTCGGCGATGCGGTCGAGGTGGTTGTACACGCCTGTCATCTCGCCGTTGGCGTTCTCATCGACCCCGTTGAGGAATCGGTAGAAAGCGTCCAGGGCGATGACATCAAACGCGCCGCGCCCCGAGGCCCGAAGCGTGGCTTCGACGTCCTCGAGGGTTGCCATCCGACCGCGCACAAATGCCACACGTACCCGCTCGTCAAAGGTGGCCTTGTCCATGCCGAGCGCCTCAACCACGTTCGCCATGCGATTCTTTGCCGTCTCGGGGTGCAATTCGTTGTCCACAAGCAACACGCGCGACTGGGTGCACTGGCGGCCGAGCCACGCGCCGCCGCTCGCGAGCGCCGCGATGAGGTGGTACAGCATCCAGGTCTTGCCCGTCTTGCTCGCGCCGATGAAGTTGCAGATTTCGCCCCTACGCAACAACCCGTCAACGACAAACGGGCGCATCGGCGGCACACCGTCTCCGATCGAGGGCGACGCGATTTCAAATGGTGTCGGCTCGCTCATACGATGTACCTCGCGAACGGTGAGCCGCGGTGCAGCACTTTCCAATCCTCGGAAATGTTCAGCCACAGGCGCTCGGTGTGCCGAGGATCCCAATCCTCAGGAAGTTCGGCGCACAAGCGCGCAGCGTGCTCGCACAGGTCAAGAAATTCCTGGGTGTCGTACCCAGCCATCGCCGCCATTGCTGCGTCATAGGCCCCGAGCGCGCCCGCACAGATCAGCTTCCACTCACCCTGCCTGTCTCTCATGTAGCCCTCGAAAGGCCTCCAAGCGCCCATGTGCGGCCGCCAATCGAGCGCCCTGCGGAAGGCGGAAAGTTCGGCCTCACTCATGCGCTTCGCGTCGCGGCGACGTTGGAACTCCACCCACACGCGTACCTGAGCACACAACCCGCTCACCTCGCTGGCGCTCATTCCGTATTCAAGCCCCGCGTAATACGCTGCAAGTTCCCACGTGCACTGGTGCTCGCGTTTCGCGGCTTTCACCTTCGCAGGTAATTCCATCGCAAGTGCCGTCGGTTCAGGCGGCGGCTCGTCCATCCACAATTTAGCGTCCATGCGTGTTGCCTCCGTAAAAAGCACAAGCCCCACGCGGGTGCACGTGGGGCTTGCTCAAGGAGCCACGCGGAGAGGCAGCCGCGAGGGGAATGGTTCAGAACGGGATTTCGTCAGACTCGGCGAGCGAGGTGGGGAAAGGTACACGCTTCAGGTCGGCTCGGCTGACCACCGTGATGGCATTCACGATGTGTTTGTCTTTCCACGGCTTCAGGACGATTTGCACGCGGTCGCCCTTACCGAGCGGATCGACAGCTTCGGCGGCTTTCAGGTCGTACCAGTCCCAATATTCCTTCTGAAGGTTTCCCGCTTGGTTCCACTCGATCCCGATACGCGCTCGAGGGGTTCCGGCTTTCGTGGTGCCGACTTCCCAGTAGCACACCGTGCCATCGCGGAAAGAAAGGCGGGAATCGCCCGTAGCGGCGTCCGGCTTCACCGGCGCTCCTTGGCCCTGCGCAACGGGCGCTGGCTTCTGCGAGGCTTCTAGGCGGTTCAGAATGGCGCGAATCTCGGCCAGTGCTTCAGTCGATGTCATTTGGCATTTCCTCCGCGGTAACTGTGGCGACTCGGTCGCCCATGAGTGCGAACAAATGGCCGCAGCACAGGCGCAGGGCCCGCCCTGCGGCACGTGTCGAGGCCATCGCTCGGCGGGCGAACTGGGGGCGACTACCCCACGGCTTCTCATCATCCGTCACGATGCCTGAGCCGCGCCCGATCACGACGCCAGTCGAGCGGTCGAGGATTTCGGCCGTGGCTTCCCACCCTTTGATTCCGTCGGCCTCGAAGCGCTTGACCTCGACTTCCTTGACTGCGTAGCCGCAGCCCGAAGCTAGGGCAGTAGCCCCGGCGACTTGCACGTAGCGCTTGCCTTGCAGCTCGATTGAGAACGTGCGCACGATGTAGGGCCCCATTTCGCGGGCTACGGTGGCCTCGAATCGAGCCCGACTAAGCGGCGTCGGCTCGATTGATACGGGCACGATTTCAGTGCTCAACTTTCACCCCCATATTCACTTCTCTTCAACCACTCTTCGCCAAGACGAAGTAGAAGAGCGTAAGTGCTCAAAACTTCAACCATGGCTTTGCGGTCGCCTTTCAACAGTTTTGCAGCAACTTTTTTGCAATCGTTTTTCGCATTTGCTTCGTACACCAAATCAGTCATGTAAGCCAACTGCTCGTTATTCAAGACCTCGAGCAACTGAGTTAATCGTGTTTGGCACTCGTCCAAATTGCGAATCGCATAGGCAAATTCGCGTCCTTTTTTGTCTCTCATTCGGTCTT